GTTCCGGAGGCCACCTTCACGTCCTCGGGGGCCGTGAGGCCGATGTGGCGGCCCTGGACGACCATGTCGCCCGTCGCGAACCTCACTGTGTTCGCGTCAACGAGCGACGGCGCAAGCCTGCCCCCGGTTTGCAGGACGTAGCTGCCCGTACCGACCTCACCCGCGATACGGCGTCCGTCGTCGGCGGAGCTGACGTGCGGGGTGCCCGCCTTGCCAGTTACCAGTTCCATGTGATGCTCCTTCCTAGAGGCCGCCCGTCCCGTACTCGACCGTGACGCGGCCAGAAGAGTCAACCTTCACGATCTTCTTACTGATGTATGCGGATGCGTACTCGCCGGTGTCCGGGTCCTCGCCGCCGACCTTGTCGCCGATTGAGTAGCGGTCCTCGCCGTCCAGAAGCTTGACCTTCACGGACTGAGCGGCCGCGTAGTACTCCTTCAGGCGTTTCGTGCCGTCTTCGGTGAGCTTGTCGGCGTCGGCGTTCGAGTAGTTGTAGTACTCAGCGCGTTCCCAGCGGCCTTTGATGGTCTGGGTCTTCGAGACGTTGCCGTTGGCGTCGAGGTAAAGGTCCACGGCAACACGGGCTCCATCCTGCCCCTCTCCGCGCCCCACGAGATGGTTCACGCAGGCGTAGTCGCGCTGCACGGAGACGTTTACAAGCGACGAGTCGAACGCCTCGTCGAGCGTCCAGTCAGTGGCGGGCACTGCCTGCAGAACGGGCTTTACGCCGTTGTGGGTTATCGCGAGCCTCGCGCCCCTGTCCCTCAGCATCCGGCAAAGCCCGGTCCACGCGTCAATGTATTTCGGGAAGGTCCACGAGCCGACGTCGACGGGGCCGTTCAGGTCGACAGAGAAAACCGAGTCGAGACCGCAGCGCCTAACGACCTCTGCGATGACCTGCTGCGCCGTGCCGGAGACGGAGAGCGAGCCAGAGCCGCCGTCTGGAACGAGGACGCGCGAGGCGAGAAGTCCTGCCCATGTGTCGCCTGTCCACTTGTGGCCGTCGGAGTCGTACTTGCGCAGCATCCCGCCCCAGTCAGTGCCCTCGGCGTAGACCATGCAACCGGCGCGCATCTCGGTGACGGCGCGGTCCATGGTGAGCAGGAAGTCAAGCTCCGGCTTGTCGTCGGAGACCTCCCACGCCATATCGAGCGAAGACGGCGAGAGAATCATCACGTCCTCGCCGGACTCGTTCTGGAGCGTCAGGTCCATGGCAGCGCAGACCTCCTCTCGATGACCTCGACGTTGGCCGAGAACGTGCCCGGCCACTTGATCTCGTTGACCCCGGCGGGCACCTCCTCGAAGATGTATGACCCGGAGCCCTTCGCGCCGCGCATGCGCATCGGGTACGCGTCGGTGACGTCGCCGTAGACGCCCTTGACCACGACGGCGTCGTGGTTCATGGAGCCTTTGAGCGTCGGGTCGATGACGAGCCGCGCGCCGTCAGGCACGGAGACGTTGACGCCGTACTTGTTGCCCGCGATGGATACCCACGGGGCCTCACACTGCCCGTAGACGGTGATTCTCACCAGCGCTGGCTGCGCGACCTCCACCACGGCGCGCTCGCTCACGTCGGCGCCGTAGTTGTGTGGGTAGTCGAACTCGTAGTCGAGCCCGCCGACAGATGCCGCCTCGGAGGGCGTGAGCAGCGTAGACGTGGAGCGCATCCACGCCTCGCCGAGCAGGGCGAACGTGAGCTTAGCGTTCGAGTTCTCGAAGACGAGCGAGTCGACGTCGACGGAGACGCACACCGCCGGGCGCGACCATCCGTCGTAGGCGATGGTGCCCGCCGCGCCTGAGGCGGCGTCGACGTCGAGGACGGTTGCGCCGTCACTTGTGATGTAGCACTCGACCGAGACGATCGTCGGGCCTCGTCGGATGTAGGAGAGGCCGTTGGTCCCTAGGCCGTAGGACCACTCCCACGACCTCAGCGGGGCGGCGTAGTCTTTCGGGCCTACCAGCTCGACGGTCGCCCCTGTCGGAGACGTGTAGGTTATTCTGCGCACGTTTACCTCACAGCATCGTTGACCATGCGCGAGAAGTCGCGCGAGCCTATAACCGGCGTGTAGTTGCCGATGATGAAGGGCAGGTTCTCGCCGAGCCACATGCACACCTGCTGGGCGCCAATGGAGCCGGTCGCCTCCGCGTCGCTTGCAGACGCCCTCTCGCTCGCCCGCTCGATTGCCGAGACGAGGGCGCGGGTCTGGTCCTGCCCGCTCGCTAGCTCGGAGATGCGGTCCTCCAGCGCGGCCACGACGGCGTCGGAGATCATCCCGACGAACGGCCCGGTGTAGCGGCGGTTCGTGAGCGGGATGATGGCCTCGGCGCCCGCCTCGCCCGCGATATGCCGCGTGACGTCCGTCGCGCGGTTCGCGATGAAGCCGCGCGCGTGGTACGCCACGGCCCCGACGACCCCACCGCCGGCGTGCGGGATTCCTCCCGCCGCGTTCTCGTGCTTGGTGACGTAGGTCGTCGTGATGGTGTTGCTTCGGTCGTGGAAGTCCATGTTCATCTGGTTCCGCATGGCGCGCGATGCGTCGTTAACGGAGCCGTAGCTGGACGACACCTCGTTGCTCTTGTCGTTGAGCGGAGTGTCGTTCTGCTTCTCGATGGCGGCGGTGCCCTTGGTGACCTCGGAGAACTTCGTCGACGCGGTGGCCGTCTTGTTCTCCAGTTTCTGGCCGTTCCACGCGTAGACGTTGTTCTGGGCGTCGGAAAGCTCGACCTCGTTGACCACGACGTTACCGGTCTTGTCTATAAGCTCCGTGCCGTTCCAGACGTACACGTTGCCCTGCGCGTCCATGAGCTGCGCGTCGTTGACGAGAATGTTGCCCTGCTTGTCAACGATTGGCGTGCCGTTGTAGTTCTGGATGCGCCAGATGAGGTTGTCGATGGAGCCGCCGCAGCTCGCGGCGAGCGCGGCCATCTCGGTCGAGCCGATCTGGTTCAGCTGCTCAGTGGACACACCGGCCTCGGCGAGCTTGACGGAGAGGTCGGACATGTCGATGCCAACGCCGGAAAGCGCGTCACCGACGTTCGAGCCCATCTTCGTCATGGCCTCGGCGATGTTGCCGGAGAGTTCCTGGGCCTCCTCTGAGAGGCCTGCCGCGACGGCTGCCGCCTGAGCAGCGAAGTACGCCTCGCTCGCCGCCGCAGCCGAGTAGGTGCCCTGCAGCGTGGAGACGTTGCCCTGCAGCTTGGACACCTCGTCGTTGAGCTTGTACATCTCGACGACCTCGTCCGGGCTGATGGTCAAGTTCTTGAACTTGTCCTGGAGCGTCGCCAGGCGCTCCTTTTTCTGCGCGAGCTGATCCTGCGCGAGCGCGAGCTCGCGTGAGGACTTCAGTTCTTCCTCCAGGTACTGCGAGGACAGGCTCGCCAACGCCTCGGCCTTGGCCTTCTTGGCCCACGCGTCGGAGTTCTCCTTGATCTTGTCGGTGTTCTCGGAGAGGCGCCAAGAGCCGTCGCTAATCTTGTCGTTGAGGTCGCCGGTGATGCTGATGCTGTCGCCGGTGATTGAGTTATAGCCCTCGACGGCCCGCTGCAGGCGCCACTGCTCCGTTGCGGAGAGGGTGGACTTGCCCGCGAGCTCGTTGATGGTCGACACGTACTGGTCGAGCTTGGTCTTGTCGGTGTAGAAAGTGTCCAGCGTCTCCTTGGCGGAGTCGTTGAGCTTGCGCATGGACTCGACGCAGCCGTCGGCGTCGATGGACACGTCGCCGATAGCGTCGCCAATCTTCGCGGCGTTGCCCGTGGCGGTGCCCATGATGGAGGACGCCGACTCGGTTGCCTCCGCGAACTCGCGCTCGGCCTTCTTTGCCTCGGCGAACTTCTCGATCGCGAACACTACGCCCGCCGCGACGAGGGCCACGAGGCCGCCCTTCAGGAGGCTCGTAGCCTTTGTGAGCAGCCCTGAGCCGGTCGCGAGAAGCTTCTGCTTGGTCGTTAGGCCGGAGATTGCCGCAGCGGCGGACTCGGAGGCGGACGCCGACTCGCCGAGAACGCCGTTCGCCATGGAGACGGAGCGCACCATCTCGGCCCACGCGGTCTTACCGCTCGAAACCTTGCCCATGACGGCGCTGATGCCGGTGCCCATGGTGGCAATGACGGACAGGCCGGGGCCGAGCGCGGCGGCGATTCCGCCGCCCCAGACGATCATCTGCTTGCCCTCGTCGTTAAGGCCGCTAAGCCACTTCAGGGCGTCTCGCGCGGTGTCGGCGAGGCTCGCGAGCGAGGGGGCCATTGCGTCGCCGAGAATCGAGCCGGCGTCCTGCGCGATGTTCTCCAACTGCGAGATGGTGCCGGACAGGCCCTCGGCCTTCTTGCCCGCCTCGTTGGCGGCGTCGCCCGCCTGCCCCCACTTGTCGGAGACGCCGTTCCACGCGTCATTCGACATTTCAAGATTGTCGTTCAGCCCGCCGATGGTCTGCATGAGGCCCATGATGGCCTGCTTCTGGCGGGTTCCCGTGATGCCGAGCTCGTTGAGCGTGGCGTCGGCGGAGCCGCCGTTGGCCTCGACCTCGTTTAAGCCCTCGATGAACGCCTTCAGGGCCTGCGTGGGGTTGTTCTCCCACGTCGCGGCGAAGTTCTCCGCGCTCATGTTCGCCACGTTGGCGAAGCCCTGCAGCGCGTCGCCGCCCGCAGACACGGCGGTCTCCATGTCGCTCATGGTGTTGCTGATGGCGGTGCCCGCCGCCTCGGCCTTCTGGCCCGTGGCGGCGATGGTGGCGGACCACGCGAGGATGTCGGGGGTGCTCATGCCGACGATGGAGCCCATCGAGCCGATGCGCTCCGCGATCTCGCCGATGTCGGACTCGGTCGAAGCGCCGTTGTTTCCGAGACGTACGAGGGCGTCGGAGAAGCCCGTCATGTTGTCGGCGGTGTCGCGGGTGATGTTGGAGAGGTGGCCAAGAACCTCGGCGCCCTCCTCGGCGTTGAGGTCGGTTGCCACGTCGATGTTCGAGACGACCTGCGCGAACTCTTCCAGGTTGTCGGTTGTGATGCCGAGCTCGCCGCCGATGGCCTGGATGCTCAGGATCTGGTCTGCGGAGGTTACGTGCGTGGTGGAGAAGCCGATTGCCGACTGCTTCAGCGCCTTGAAGTCGGCGTCGGTGCCGTTGACCGTCTTGCGCATGTCGCGGTAGGCGGAGTCGACGTTCTGCGCCGAGTCGATGGCGCGGCGCCCTACCTCCTCCATGGCGGGGGTGAGCACAGCGGAAAGCGTCATGCCCATCGTCTTCACGTTTGTCATGGTGAGGCCGGACTTCTCGCCCGCGTCGGCCATGGCGTCGGTGTACCCGCGAACAGCGGAGTCGGCCTCGGAGATCTGCGCGGCAAGCTCCTGGTACTCCCCTGCGGCCAGTGCGCTCTGGCGCGCTGCGTTCGCCTCGCGCTCGGACTCCTCCAGCTGCTCTACGCGGAGCGTGGCCTCGGCCACGTCGGCCTTCATCTCGTCGTAGGCGTCGCCCGTGGTCTTGCCCGCGTCCTCCATGGACTTCTGCGCGGCCGCGAGGGCGGAAAGCTCCCCTCGCGCGGCCTCCAGCGCGGCGCGCTGCCTCTCCCACTCGGCGGTGGTCTCGGTGACGGCCTGCGCGACGTTGCCCATGTCCTTGGCCATGGCGTCGACACCCGCGTCCTTGTAGCCGTCCATCTCACGGCTGAGCAGCGCGGCCTTCTGAGCGGAGAGGTCTGCCATTGCGGCGAGGTCGCTCATCTTGCGCTGTGCGGCGGCGATGTTGGAGGGGTCGAGGCTCAGAGCAGCGTCTGCGCGCTTCATGTCGGCCTCTAGCTCGCGGATGCTGGCGTCGATGCGCTCGACCTGCTGCTTTGTGGTGGCGAAGCCCTTGGCGATGTCGGACGGCACCTTCAGGCGCGCCATGTCGCCCACGAGGCCCTTAATCTCGCTCTCCAGTGCCTGGGACTTGTTGCCAATCTGCTCCAGCTGCAGGACGGCCTGCGTGGACTTCAGCTCGTCGAAGGCGTCTGCCCACGAGGCGCGCAACTGGTGGACGCGGTCTGCGACCTCGTCGGTGATGATTCCCAGGCTGCGCATGGAGTCGACCATGCCGTCGATGTCCTCGGACTCGCGGATGTCGAACGCGCCGCCGAAGCTCTCCTTGCCCGCCTCGTTGATGAGGCGGTACATCTTCTCCAGCTCCTTGTTGACGGCGTTGTAGCGCTGGTTGGCGTTGGCGGCGGCGAGGGAGGCGTTGTTGGTCTCCTGCGCGAGTTCGGCGACCTTCTTGCCGTTGATCTCGGTGGACGCGAGCTGCCTGTACGCCGTCTGCGTGATTTTCAGCTGCGAGCCCAGGGACTCGGCGCGGTTCGACAGCATCTTCAGCTTGGTCTCGGCGTTGCCGACGTTGCCGCTGTCGAACCGCATGGCCTTGTTGACCTGCGTGAGTTGCCGCTGCGTCTTGGCTGCGGCGGACTCCGCAGCCTTCAGGGCGCTCTGCAGCTTGGTGGTGTCTCCGCCGAAGCGGACGTATAGGCCTCTGTACTCGTCCGCCACTCGGCGGCACCCCCTTTTCGTTTATCCGAAGAAGGCCTGGATGTCGGCCTGCGTCGCCTCTCGCTCCCCGTCTCTTGCAGGGCTTGCCGCGACTTCCTTCGGCGCGGTCGAGCCGAGCATCATGAGGAGGGTCGGTAGGGTCATCCGGCAAAGCTCGGCCCATGGGACCCCTGCCTTCAGGCCGCGCATGAAGATCGCGGTGAAGTCGAGGTCGCCTTCTTTTGGTTGCTTGCCTTTACTCGGCTTGGCCGCCGTCGGCATCGTCGGCTCGAAACAAGCCGCGCTGCGTCTCCTCGAACACAGCGGAGTCGAGGGCGTTCATGTCGACGGGGCCGAGGCGAAGAAGCCACTCGTTGAACGGCGGCACGGCCTCTGCGGGCCTACCCTCGGCTGCGGCGAGCGCCTGCCCGGTTTTGAGCATCGCCCACAGGACGCGCAGGATGGCATCCCATCTGGTCTGCGTGTAGTCGACGGAGTTCGCGACGCGGGCCGGGAAGGCGGCGGCCACGACCTTGTGCAGGTTGTTGGTGAACGCCTTCGGCGCCTTCGCGGCGCCGGCCGCTGCGGAAAGGCGAGCCTCAATGACCTCGGCGGGTACCCACGTGAACCCGGAGTCGTCGCCGCCGGTGAGGTCGATTTTCCCGTAGTAGTCAGCGATGAGCGAGGAGTGGAACTGCTGCTCGTAGATCATCGTCGTGTACGGCGAGGCGATGGCCTCCATGCCACGGAACTTCATGGTGATTCCTCTCGGTAGACTGCAAAAGAAACGCGCGTGACGCACACGTCTACCGGATGTGCGCCACGCGCGGCTCTTTCGCGAATAGGGGACGGCCCCCGCCTGTGATGGCAGGGGCCGTCGCTTGCGGGCTCTTCGCCTTGGCTAGGCAGCGGCCTCGGTCGGGGTCGGCACCTTGTCGAAGAAGGTCTTGTACTTGGCCGCGTTGGCGGTGGTGTTCTCCACGGTCGCGCGAGCAAGGTGGCGCTCGACGCCCTTGAAGGTGATGTCGGTGCCGATGGACTTGAAGTCGAAGGTCTGGGTGTCGGGGTCGGTGGAGTCCTGCTTGGTGTTGGCGTTGACGCCGGGGCGCGAGATGGTGCAGCCATAGATGCAGGTGCGCTGCGGCACCTCGTTGCCGTCGACCTCGAACATGAGGGCGAACGTGGCCTGCTTGGCATCGGAGAACTCCAGGAGGATTCCGCCGTCGTCCTCGAAGCCGAGGAGGTCCTTCAGCATCTCGTCCTCGGCGGCAGCGAGCTCCAGCGTGCCGGAGTAGCCGTTATTGGTGGAGAAGGTGGCGTACGCGGTGTTGTCGGCGTAGAAGGTGGAGGTGTCGCCCTCGGCGTCGAGGGAAAGGGACACGCCGCCCTTCGCCCGCTTGACTTCGCCGTAGGTATTCGTCTCAGAGTCGTAGACGGAGTAGCGGACGTTGCTGAGTCCGAATCGAACCTTACCCATGGTTGGGTTCCTTTCGTCATGGGGCCCTTGATGGGCCGTCGCTTGTTATGCGGTAGGCTCGCCGCCCGCAGGCGGCGTGTAGCAGAACGTGAGCACGACCTCGCGGCAGTGCTCCGACTCGACCCAAAGCTCCTCGACCTTCGCCGGGCCGAACGTCTCTGCGATCTCGCGGAAACGCGACTCCAGCTCGAAGTCGGCCTCGGCCTCGTAGAGCTCGACGGACACGACGGGCGTTGACGCCCACGTGGAGTTGTCAGCGCAGAGCGTCGACGTGTGGTCGATGAGGTAGACAAAGAACGGCGGGCCTGGAGTGCCGTCGTCGCTCTTGGGGAAGGCCTGCAGGGCGCCCGAGACGCCTGTCGCGGAGAACGCCTTGTAGACGTCGGTGTAGACGCTCACTTGGAAATCTCCTCGTCCCACGCCTGAAGCGTCGCCTCCATGGCCTTGTCGAAGCCGTCGGCGGCTGCGGGGGCGATGTGCGGCCTCGCGGCGACGCGGCCCCCGCCGAGCGTGGCGTGGCCCTTCTCCAGCAGGTGCGTGAGGCCAGGCATCGTCGAGTAGACGGTGACCTTGGGCTTGTCGCCGGTGGAGTCGACCTTCAGGCGGATTGTCTTGCAGTACTCGGGGCGGCGCCTAGGCGCGTCCCTCGACCATTCCTTGCGGGTTGTCTTCGCGCCCTCTTTGAGGCCCTTGGCGAGCGCCTCAGGCCCCGCCTTGGAGACGGGGCCTAGCAGGTTCTGCATGCCGGACGCGAACGCCTCTGGGCCTACGGTGAGGTCACGAGCCATCTGATGCCTTCTTGCCTAACGTGAGCCTCACGAGCTCGCCAGAAGAGGCCTCGACGACGCGCTCGACGCTGTACAGCTCCCCGCCGAAGCGGACTGACTTCTCGCCCGCGTAGTCGGTCGCGCGAAGCTGCACCTCGGCGTCCGCGCGCAGCCCCGCGTCTATCGCGGTGCCCCACTCGGTCGCGCCGACTGAGCGGCGGTTGCAGAAGACCTCGCGCTCGGTAGGCTCGCCCGTGTGCCACGCGCCGGCCTCGTCCTGGTAGCGCGAGGGCGCGCCGACGAGCGTGGCCGTGTCGTTCCACCTCATGCGCCGTCACCTGCCGTCTTGTCCTTCAGCGAAGGGCTGTTCAGCAGGTCGACGACGCATTGGCGGTACGACTTCTCGAAGCGCGAGGCCTCGGAGTTGTCGTAGCCGAAGCGCGACTTGCAGTAGAGCGTGACCGCCGCCGCAACGAGCGGGTCGGTCTCGTCCTCGGAAAGCATCGAGTCGGGCACGCCGACGCGCCTCATGTCGGCCTTCGCTGCCGCGACCAGCGCGTCGACCTCCGGGGTGAGCATGTCGGAGGTGACGCGCAGGGAAACCTTAACTTGCTCGGTGAGCCTCACGGCGCCACCTCCTCACGTCGCTTGCAGGGATGCCTTAGCCCTGCTTCTTGGGGGCGTTGATGACGAGCATGCCGTTGGTGTCGCCCATCTTGCCGTCGGCCACGACCTGCATCTTCAGCTTCTCGAGGTTGTTGTCCTCGTCGAGCCACTTGACGGCGCGCATGCCGGACTGCATGTTGACGATGTAGTCGGACAGCTGGCCGAAGAGCATGAACGGGGTGTCGGCGGTGCCGCCCTTTGCCGCGTCGTAGTCGGGCAGGATGTCGTCCGGGACGATCTTGACCGGCTTGCCGAGCAGGCGGTAGGTGGTGTCGTTCGCGCCGCCAACGCCGCCGTAGTTCACGCGGGAGATGGGCTGGCCGTTCTGGTCGACCATGCCGTCGATGTAGGCGTCCCAGGTGTTCTGGGACATGTAGAACTTGCCGCGAGAACGGTACGGGACGGGCACGGGGGACAGGAGCTTGGCCCACGCCGGGTACTTGGCGATGTCGGCCTCGGCGAGCGTGACCTTGTTGGTGACGCGGGCGTCCTTCAGGATGCCGAGAGGCTGGCCGGTGCCGGAGCCGCTGACGATGCTCTGCTCCAGCGCGCGCACCATGGCCTCGGCGACCTTGTCGGGGAACTGGGCCGTGAACATGTCGAGCGTGACGAGGCCGGACATGAAGGTCTGCGCGATCTTGCACTCCAGCATGTGGTACAGGAAGGAGATGCGGGTGGAGTCGGTGACCTTCTGGGTGTCGGAGGGCTTGGCCTCGGTGACCCAAGAGGCGGTCGGCAGGTAGTCCCAGACGGAAATCTCGTATCCTCCCTGGACGTTGACCTTGGTGACCTCGTTCCAGATGTCGCCGTACTCGGTCATCTTCTGGATGATGGTGTTGGCGAGGGTGGTCGGAATGAAGTGCTGGACGTCGGTGGTGGCAGTGAAGGCGTCGGCGCGCACGTTCTGGGGGCGCTGGCCGGGCATCACGAGGCCTGCGGGGTACTCGACGCCACGGGTGACGTAGTCCATAAAGGCGCGGTTGTACGCCTCAGTGTCGAACGGGTCCTCGGAGCGCGTGACCTCGAAGCCGCCCTTGCGGGAGCCGATGGCCTGCGCGGCGGTCACGACGGCGCCTGCACCGTTG